TGTATATAAATAGGTCAATTTGTAGGATCTCGCCTTTAATGAGGCTAGACGTGAATAACACGTGGACAAGACGTAAATAACCCGTAACTACACGCGTGGATACGTATTTACCCGTAAATAACCGCATTTATTCGCCCCGTTATCTAAAAAGTAGTGCTCCCGACCGAAAAAGTAGTGCTCCCGACCGAAAAAGTAGTGCTCCCGACCGCGTAAATAGTGGTATCAAGTAAAAAAGTAGTCGCAATAATATAAATGGTGCTCACAATCACATAAGTAGTGCTCCCGACCACCAAAATAGTTCTCACACGTTGCGTTACGCATTCCACAGATATCTCCCTTTTTACATTCACAAAAAAATGATTAATAATATGTTCTACGTAGAACATCGCACAAGGAAGTGCCGATGAAAATTATATGTCCCACGGAATATCAAGAGTGCAAATCATTTTTCGCGAACGCGCAATATAATCCCGTCCTGCGCGAATATCTAATCAAAATCGTAAATGAGGGTCAACGATCAATGAGATCCGGTATGTTTTTAAAACTCATTGGCCTACGCAGCGGTTTACCCGATTATTTTTTGCCGGTACCAAATGATAAATACATAGGACTCTGGCTCGAAATGAAGAGGCGAAATCAAATAAATGTCAAAAAACGCGATAATCAAAACGAGTGGATTGCAAAATTAAATAACATCGGTCATTATGCTAGTTATGCGTACGGATGTGATCACGCGTTTGAGATAGCCCATAAATATCTTAACAATAAAATATAAAGGAATATTCATGATCGAATCAATAATTATATTTACTGCCGGATTTATTTTTAGCAGCACTATAGTTTTATATCACTATAAAAAATCTGAAGTCAGCTATTTGTTAAATTGTATCAAGGAAGATATTGTAAATTTAACGGTTTTTCTTGCCAAAAAGTAACGATATATTTTCCATGTTACGGTAATTATCTTGTCCGATTACCGTCAACCACTCCTCGTTTTGATATCGTTACTGGCCTTGCCCCGTGTCATGCGGGGTATTTTTTTATACTAGCAAAGGAGATGCTATATGACGCCCGAGAACCGAAAGAAACTTAAAGACCTCCTTATACAACACGAATCTTATAAACAATTTCTTTATACTGATACTACGGGACATTTAACAATAGGCATAGGGCGCAATTTAAGTGACCGAGGAATATCATCGACCGAGGCATTAACGCTTTTAGAAAATGATATATTTTATTTTAGCGCTAAGCTCTCGCATTTTCTTGTATTTTTTGATCTCCTTGATGATAACCGCAAGATAGCTCTCATAGATATGTGTTTTAATCTAGGCGTACACGGGTTCTTAGAGTTCAAGGAAATGCTTGAACATCTAGAAAATAAAGACTGGGACAAGGCATCTGACGAAATATTAAATTCAAAGGCCGCGCATCAGAACCCAAATAGGTATGAGCAACTCGCATATATCATAAAGACGGGAGAGTTGTGATGGACATAAATAATATCGCATCATCCGTAAAAAAATTTATGCCGCTTCTTGCATCCGTCATCAGCGCCGAAAACCCCATTGCAGGCTTAATAATCATGGCAATATCCAATAAATTCGGGGTGTCTAGCGATCCCTCACAAATAATTAATGCAATAAATAGCGATTCAAACGCCGCGGCAAAACTAAATCAGATAGAAAACGAGCACAAAGAGGCGATACTAAAATACCAAAACGCAGATCACGCAAGCGCGAGGGAGCGAGAAGAGACTATTATTAAATTGACTGGAAAACGCGATTGGATATTAGATGTCATAACAATATTAGTAGTTGTCGGATTTTTTATATTATGTATACTCAATTACTACGTTGATTTGGAAGACGATCATATAGTTACGATGTTTATTGGCCAACTAAGCTCCGGCTTTATGCTGTGTTTATCTTACTATTTTGGATCATCAAATAAATAACATTTACGGTATAGAGTAAAAATTAATGGCAATAGACTGGCAAAGTTTAGATATTAAAGACAATGGTCATAGTAAGTCTCGATTATCAAGAGCAAGAGTATTCGGCGGATGGCTTGTTACTCATAATAAGATTATCATTCTTAATGGGTTGCATCATATAACAGACTCAATGTCATTTGTGCCGGATCCTGAGCACGAATGGGAAATTTAATGAATAATACAAGCACGGGAATTCTTGAAATTCTCTTAGTGGTATTTATAGTATTGAAATTATGTGGTTTAATATATTGGTCATGGATATGGGTTTTGTCACCAATATGGTTGCCTGTATCGTTAGTCATTATAGTGGCTTTAATTGAAGGTCTGGTTTTTCGTTTATCTAGATAGAAGGAGATGATCATGAAAAAGAAATGCAAAGATTGCGAAAAAGGGAAATGCAAGAAACACAATAAATAGAACCATGTCCTTATGGGATGTTATTGTAATGACTGATATTGAATAATAAAATCTATTAGCATACCGTTCGTACCGAGTTTACTTATTGCGGATAAACTCACCGCCCAACGGCACTATTAATATGGTACGTATTATTAGCAATAAACTTGTTTTATTACTCTGGAACGGAGTTGCTTAAGAAATTAAGTATAGGACGTGGAGACCATATAAGACGTGAGAAGCTAATGGCAACTCATGCAAGGTCAGCGAAGCGTCAAAAAAGAAAAGAACAGTGACTACGAAAGTAGCCGCTTAGTATTTGAAGCTCGCGACTTTAGTCGCGTAGTAGTTCACGGTTGTTTCACAAAATTATTATCTAACATCAAGAGACTCAAGGACGAGACTGATGATAAACGCGACAATGAACCTACGGATGGTGCCGCTCCATCTAATACGACCTTATGAAAACAACGTCAAACAGCATCCTGTTAAGCAGCTCGAATCAGTAGCCAATAGCATCAAAGATTTTGGCTTTAGGCAAAATATTGTCTTGGATAAAAACAATGTTATTGTTGCAGGCCATGCACGTTATGAGGCTGCCGCAGCATTGGGCATTCAAGAATTACCATGCGAAATTGCGGATGATCTCACCGAAGAACAAATCAATGCCTATCGGATCTTAGATAACGAAATTGCCATGCAAGGTTATACTGACGCGCTTAAACTTAATATCGAAATGGCAAAGTTGCCTGATTTTGACTTCAAGCCGTTTAACTTGGATATTCCTAAAATAGGCGAAATAGAAACAAAAAACAAAAATGTGCTACAAGCTAAATTCTTAGTCCCTCCCTTTAGCGTATTAGATACTAAACAAGGTTATTGGCAAGACCGTAAACGTGCGTGGCTATCTATGGGCATTAAAAGCGAAATGGGGCGAGGCGATAATAACTTAGGCTTTAGTGATGCGGCCGGTAGTTTTGGGCGTACTTATGGGCATGGTCTAACGAGCCACAATTATGGTAAGTGCCTAGAAACGGCGGGCATTGGCGAGAAGTACGGACGCGAGGAAATGAACGGCACAAGTATATTCGACCCCGTATTGTGCGAACTAGCATACCGGTGGTTTAGCCCTCCTGATGGCATTGTGCTAGACCCATTCGCGGGGGGGTCGGTGCGCGGTATTGTAGCGGCCAAGTGCGGACGGCAATACATTGGTATTGATTTAAGGCATGAACAAATAGAAGCTAACCGCACACAATGGGCTGATATGGATAAAGGCCAAGACCTTACCCCCTTATGGCATTTAGGCGACAGCCGCAACATTGCTAAAATAGCCGAAGGGGTACAGGCTGATTTACTTTTTACATGCCCCCCCTATAGCGACTTAGAAGTTTATAGCGATGACCCCCAAGACATAAGTACTTTAAACTATGAAGATTTCATAAAAGCCTATAAAGAAATAATAACGGCTAGCGCAGCACTCCTTAAAAATAACAGGTTCGCTTGTATTGTAGTAGGCGACATTAGGGACAAAAAAGGCATTTATAGAAACTTCATAAGCGATACTATAAAGATATTTATTGAAGCGGGCTTAAGCTATTACAATGAAGCAATACTTGTAACGGCAATAGGAAGTCTCCCTATTAGAATAACTAAACAATTTACAAGCGGCCGTAAGTTAGGGAAAACCCACCAAAACGTTTTAGTGTTTGTAAAGGGCGACCCGCGCATTGCGACCGAAGATTGCGGAATGGTGGAAGTTAGCGAAATTCAGGAATAACGGGCTTTTAAAGCTTGTATGCCTAATTCGAGTAACTCATCAGGGTTTTTACCTATTTGCGTATAGAAACTAGGATTTATAAATGCTGCCCACGCCATTGTTATTACTTTCTTGTCATCCCCTAAATTGGGGAACTTGGCCGCTATGCGTAAAGCAGCAATTAAATCATTGCTGTTTAGGTGGGCTTTCAAAATACTTAGTTTGGTTTGCATAACAATAGCTCAATT